AGCATGGAAAATTTTTGAGGGTTATTATTATGAAGACGTAAGAACAGTTAGAGAAATACATTATCATGCGTCAAAATGCGCAATGGCGAGTTAATCGCCATTGTGCTATTATACGGTTATTAACAAGGAGTAATAAAAATGAAAACAATTAAATACAATAATAAAGACTACACAATACCAACACCATTTGACCAATGTTTTTTTGGTAAAGAGCCAACTAAAATGATAACTGTACCTCATAGATTTAATGACAAAGATCATAAAGTATTTGTCAAACTTCCTGCGTTTGCTGTTGCAATCTATGACACAATCACAGGCGCAGAATTAAGCCAAGATTATGACCTAATGCAAAAGGGTATTACTTGGTTTCAAAAGAACTTCACAAAGGAGTATTTTGAATTACTAGATTAACAACCTCCTAGTGTTAATAAGCCACGCGACAAAATGTCGCGTGGTGCAACAACATGTGACAAAATGTCACATGCGACAAAATGTCGCAGGCGATAAAATTTTTCGGCGCCTTCGGCGCCGGAACCATGCCGGAGGCCTTCGGCCTCCGGTGGCCTGAGCGAGCTCGCTCGTTCGTTCGTCGCCACCACCCCCCCCCCGGCTCGCTCGAACTTGATAGAGGTACCAAGACCCATAGAAACTTTGAACTTTCTTGTGACTTTAATCAGCTTGTAAATTATAGGAGTCTCTATATACTTAGTAAAATATAAGGTTTTATATATAAGTAACCCTAAAATACTTTTGGTTATTTAAAAACATATCTGAAAAAATTTTGCAAAATTTTTTTTCGAATGCAATTATGGACAAAGAGAAATTAAAAAATCTAGATAAGCTGCCGCCTGATATTAAAAGGCAATTCGCTCTTTACATGAATAAATGGAAAGAGAAGAAAAAAGAAACAGATATTAAAAATGACTTCATGGCTTTCGTTAAACACGTATGGCCAGATTTTATAGAAGGTAGACATCACAAAGATGTTGCTAAAAAATTTAATGACATTGCTACTGGTAAAACAAAACGTGTTATAATTAACATGGCACCTAGACATACTAAATCTGAATTTGCCAGTTATTTATTTCCTGCCTGGATGGTAGGTAGAAATCCTAAATTAAAAATTATTCAATCAACTAACACAACTGAATTATCGGTAAGGTTTGGACGTAAAGCAAAACAACTTATGGATACTCCAGAATATAAGGAAGTATTTAAAACAAGACTTAAAGAAGATTCTCAAGCTGCCGGTAAATGGGAAACACAACAAGGTGGTGAATACTATGCTGCCGGTGTTGGATCTGCAATTACAGGTCGTGGTGCTGATCTTCTAATCATTGATGATCCACATACTGAGCAAGATGCAATGAATGCTCAAGCTCTTGAGAGAACTTATGAGTGGTATACATCTGGTCCACGTCAACGTCTTCAACCTGGTGGAACAATTATTATTGTAATGACTAGATGGAATGAAAAAGATTTGGCGGGTAGATTACTTAAAGCACAAAAAGAACCTAAAGCTGATCAATGGGAACTAATTGAGTTTCCTGCTATCATGCCATCAGGTGATCCCCTGTGGCCGGAATATTGGAATCTAAAAGATTTAGAAGGAGTTAAAGCATCTATTCCATTATCAAAATGGAATGCACAATATATGCAGAACCCAACCGGTGAAGAAGGAGCTTTGATTAAAAGAGAATGGTGGCAAAATTGGGAAGATGATATTCCTCCATTAGAACATGTCATACAATCTTATGATACAGCTTTCATGAAAAAAGAAACTGCCGACTATTCTGCTATTACCACCTGGGGTGTATTTCATCCTAATGAAGATAGTGGTCCTTGTTTAATGTTAGTTGATTCTATTAAAGGTAGATTTGAGTTTCCAGAATTAAGACGTGTTGCATTAGATCAATACGGCTACTGGCAACCGGAGACAGTGATCATAGAGGGCAAAGCATCCGGGCTCCCTCTGACTTATGAATTAAGAAAATCTGGAATACCTGTAATAAATTTTACACCATCACGTGGTAATGATAAACATACAAGAGTTAATTCAGTATCTCCATTGTTTGAGTCTGGTAAAATATATGCACCTGCTGATATGGAGTTTGCACAAGAAGTAATTGAAGAATGTGCTGCTTTTCCTTATGGAGATCACGATGACTTAGTCGATTCTATGACTCAAGCAGTGATGAGATTCAGGCAAGGTGGATTAATTAAACACCCTGAAGATTATGAAGATGAGCCTTTACAACAGACTCCAAAAGTGTATTATTAGGAATTATGGCAATTGACGATAGAGAACTAGACCAAAGATTAAAAGATCAGCTTAGAATGATCGAGATGGGTGAAACTTTAGAAGACCTTAACGATCCTGAAGAGTATGAAGATGAAGGTGGAATTAGATCTTTAAGAAAAGCTCCATCAATTAAAATGGCATCAGAAACTGCTGAAGAAGAATTTCAACTTGAGTTAATGGGTGTCATTAACGAATACAACGATTTAAAATCAAAAGACGACCCTGCAGTTAGAGGTATTTCCTTAGATCAATATTTAGATAATTATGTGTCTAAAAAGAAAATGATGGAAGAGAATAGAGCTATGGCTATGGGTGGTGGATCTATGAGAATGGCTTATGGTAGTGGAACAGAAGAAATTGTTAAACCATCTAAATCAATGCAAAGAGATACAACTACAGGTGAAGGTAGTACCATGTTTAATATGGATGATTATGTAGAAGTTGTAACAAGAGATGGACCTAAGTTTATTTTAAAAAAAGATTTCTATAAAAAAAACCAAGCAATTGGTCCTGGTCCTGATAAAAAAATAGAAAAAAAAGCTATGGGCGGTATTGCAGGAGTCCTGTAGTGCCTGACCAAGCCCCTCCTAAAAAACCTAAAAATTTTACAAAGATGTTAGACATGCTTGACACAGAAGCAGCAGTTAATACTTTGTCTCCAAAAACTTATGCTGACATGGTCGGTATATTTTCAAGAAAAGCATATGAAAATGGTGAACTAGAAATAGATGAGTATTTAAAAATTGTTAAACCATTATTTGGTGAAACAGGAGAAATGGTAACTGAGAAAATAGAAAATTATAGAACCAATATGTTAGAAGGTGGAGATACAGAATACAATGCAATGGTTACAGAAGCTTATATTAAAGCCGGAGGCCTTGAAGCAACTGGCATGGATATAGATAAATTTGCAGAACAATATTTTAAAAAGTTTGCTGATGGAGGCCGAGCACAATTTGGTATAGGCTCCCTGGATCCTGATGCAGAATTAAGTAAAAGAGTAAAAGAACTTATGGACGATGGTTATGAATTTGGTCAAGCAGTAAAACAGGCTATGGAGGAAACAAGAAAAAACCAGGGTAGTGGTACAATGCCTAAATCTGAAAAATGGATGAGAGAATACTTCTTCGATGGTAAAGGTGGATATGATGATAGAATGTCATATAAAGAATTTGCTTTAGGACCAGGACAAGAATTATACAAAAAATTTGGTAATGACTAAAAGGCTTACTAGAACAATTCCTCCGGAATCAGGGCCCATGCCTCAGGGGTTGAATATTAATTATAATGGTGTTAAACAGATAAAACTTACGGAGAAAAAATATAATGGCAGATATAGACAAAGCACTTCCAAACGAAGTTCGAAAAACAGTTAATGTTCCTGGTGAAGAAGAGATTCAAGAAGAAATTGTAGAAGAAGTTCAAGCGGTTCAAGAATCACCTGATGATATTGAAGTTTCAGAAAACGAAGATGGATCAGTAGATATTAATTTAGATCCTGCAGCAGCGTCACCTGAAGGTGGTGATGAGCATTATGCAAACTTAGCAGAATTTTTACCAGACGATGTACTTGGAAGACTAGCCTCAGATTTATCTTCTAAGTATCAAGACTACACAGCTTCAAGAAAAGATTGGGCACAAACTTATACTCAAGGTTTAGACCTTTTAGGTTTTAAATATAATAATAGAACAGAACCTTTTGCAGGGGCTAGTGGTGCAACACACCCAGTACTAGCAGAAGCTGTTACACAATTTCAAGCATTAGCTTACAAAGAATTACTTCCAGCAGATGGACCAGTTAGAACTCAAACAATTGGAATGCCATCGCAAGAAAAAACTCAGCAAGCAGCTAGAGTAAAAGATTTCATGAACTACGAGTTAATGGAAAAAATGAAAGAGTACGAACCAGATTTTGATCAGTTATTATTTAACTTACCATTAGCAGGTTCTGCTTTTAAAAAAGTCTACTATGACGATATGGAACAAAGAGCAGTTTCTAAATTTGTTCCTGCAGATGATTTGATTGTACCCTACACCGCTACCTCATTAGACGATGCAGAGGCAATCATCCATCGTGTAAAAATTTCTGAAAACGATTTAAGAAAACAACAGGTTGGTGGATTCTATAAAGATATAGATATTGGAAAACCTGGAGATAAAGAAACTGAAATTGAAAAAAAGGAAAGAGAACTTGAAGGAGTAACAAGAACTACAAACGACGATGTTTATACATTATTAGAATGTCATATTGATTTAGACTTAGAAGGTTTTGAAGATGTAAATCAAGAGACTGGTGAGCCATCAGGAATTAAGGTCCCATACATTGTAACACTTGAAGAAAATTCACGTGAAGTTTTATCTATTAGAAGAAACTATGAAATAGGTGATGCAATGAAAAATAAAATTAATTATTTTGTACACTTTAAATTTTTACCAGGACTAGGTTTTTATGGTTTTGGTTTGATTCACATGATTGGTGGATTATCAAGAACTGCAACTTCTGCATTAAGACAATTATTAGATGCAGGAACTTTATCTAATTTACCTGCAGGATTTAAAATGCGTGGTATTAGAATTAGAGATGATGCACAATCAATTCAACCAGGTGAGTTTAGAGATGTAGATGCACCCGGTGGTAATTTAAGAGATTCATTTATGATGCTTCCATTTAAAGAACCAAGTCAAACATTATTAAGTTTGATGGGTATCGTTGTTCAAGCAGGACAAAGATTTGCATCAATAGCAGATTTACAAGTTGGTGATGGCAATCAACAAGCAGCAGTTGGAACTACAGTAGCTCTTCTTGAAAGAGGAAGTAGAACTATGTCTGCAATTCACAAAAGAATTTACTCTGCTCTTAAACAAGAATTTAAATTACTAGCAAGAGTATTCAAGTTATATCTACCACCGGAATATCCGTACGATGTAGTTGGGGGTCAAAGAGTTGTTAAACAAACTGACTTTGATGATAGAGTAGATATATTGCCAGTTGCCGATCCCAACATCTTTTCACAGACTCAGCGTATTTCACTAGCGCAAACAGAGTTGCAACTGGCATCATCTAATCCACAAATGCACAATCTGTATCAAGCATATAGAAATATGTATGAAGCTTTAGGTGTAAAAAATATTGATCAAGTTTTAATTAAACCAATGCAACCAATGCCAAAAGATCCGGCGTTAGAACACATTGATGCGTTAGCTGGAAAACAATTTCAAGCGTTTCCAGGTCAAGATCACAGAGCTCACATTACAGCTCACTTAAATTTCATGGCAACTAACATTGCTAGAAACAATCCAATGATTATGGCTTCATTAGAGAAGAATATTTTTGAACATATTAGTCTAATGTCTCAAGAACAAATTGAATTAGAGTTCAGAGATGAATTAGTTCAACTACAACAGATGCAACAAATGGCTCAACAGAATCCTGGTCTACAACAACAGGTACAAATGCTTACACAAAAGATTGAAGCAAGAAAAGCTCAGTTGATTGCAGAGATGATGGAAGAATTTATGAAGGAAGAAAAAGAAATTACTTCACAATTCGACAATGATCCTATTGCAAAACTAAGATCAAGAGAGTTAGACCTTAGAGCAATGGAAAATCAACGTAGAAAAGAGCAAGATCAAGAAAGAATTAATCTTGATAAGATGAGAGCAATGATGAATCAACAAAATCAAGAAGAAAAACTTGAACAAAATGAAGATTTAGCAAATTTAAGAGCTGATACATCAATTCAAAAAACTGTTTTGAGTAAAACTCTTCCAAATGCTAAAGACATGATGCCAAATGTTGAAATTATTCGTGGTGGAAACGAATAATAATGACAAAATAGTAAAAAAAGGTTACTATAAATTAACTAAGGAGAAAAATTATGGAAAAATTAGATAAAATTGTTGAAATCAAGTCAGAAGACAAAATGAATCTTGAAATTGACCCTAGATCTAAGACTACAGCAGATGGTGCTTTCAACTTTATTGCAAAAGGTGAAGAAGTTGAAGTAAGAGGCACTAAAAGAATGCTAAAAGAGAAGTCTAAAAAAGCTAAATGGATCTAACATGTGGATTTCGGCACTTAAATTAGCCGTTTCTGCTGGAAGTAAGATTTATGCTAACAAGCAGAAGGCAAAAATTGCAATGTCTGACGCTCAACTATTGCATGCTGAAAAACAAGCCCGTGGTGAAGAAGCTTACCAAGGTAAATTGTTAGAAGCGAGACAATCGGATTATAAGGACGAGGCGGTTCTTGTAATTTTGACATTACCCATTTTGGTTTTGGCGTATGGAGTCTTTTCAGATGACGTGCAAGCTATGGACAAGATAAAAGTTTTCTTTGAGCATTTCCAATCGCTTCCGACCTGGTTTACAAATTTATGGATACTTGTCGTGGCAAGTATTTATGGTATAAAAGGAACACAAATATTTAGAGGAGGAAAAAAATAATGAGAAACTATTATAATAAAGGTGGCCCAACTTTAACGAAGGCACAAAAAACTTTACCAAAAGAATTACAGAAAAAAATTTTAATGTCTAAAGGTAAAAAAACAAAGTCTAAGTCAATGATGAAAAAAGCAATGGGTATCGCATAATGGCTAAACTTTGTGCAAAAGGAAAAGCAGCAGCGAAACGTAAATTCAAAGTTTACCCTTCGGCGTACGCGAACATGTATGCGTCCGGAGTTTGTTCAGGTAAAATTACACCTGGTGGCAAAAAAGGTAGTCGTAAAAAAGCCGGTAATGGTGGTTTGATGGCTGGCATGGCTAGAAAAAAGAGATTAAGTTGTGCGTAGGAATTTTGCAGAAGGTGGATTAAGAAAATGGGTATCGGAGAAATGGGTAGACATAGGAGCTCCAAAAAAGAATGGGAAGTATCAACCATGTGGACGAAGCAAGGGTTCGAAGCGAAAATATCCGAAGTGCGTACCACTTGCAAAAGCCACACGGATGTCAAAAGGGCAAAAGGCGAGTGCTGTCAAACGAAAACGAGCAGCCGGTAATCCTGGTGGTAAACCAACTAACGTAAAAACATTTGCATAATGAACTTAGAAAAAGATTTACAAAGATTAAAAAAAGAAAAAGCATTAAAAGAATCTGCTATTGCTCAACTTAGAAAAAGAAGCAGAGACTCTGTTGCTAGACCAAGAGCAGAAAAAAATATATTATCTAACAATCCAAACATGCAAAAAATCTAATGAGTAGATATAATAAAAATACAATTCCAGCTTACGATGATGGTAAATATTTAGGTAATTTAACTCAACAAGAAATTAGAGATTATCAAGAAGAAAAACAAGAAAAGAAAAATTTAAGAACAACACCAAGAACTAAGTTTAAAGCATCTGGTGGTAGAATTGAAAAAGCAAAAGGTGGTACAATTAGAAAAACTACTACAGGTAAAAACGCAAATTACAGACCTACAAAATCAGGTGCTGGAATGACTGCTAAAGGTGTAAGAGCTTATAGAGCAGCAAATCCTGGATCAAAATTAAAAACTGCAGTGACAGGGAAAGTTAAAAAAGGATCAAAAGCAGCTAAACGTAGAAAGTCATATTGTGCAAGATCACTCGGACAACTTAAACGATCTTCTGCTGAAACTAGAAATGATCCTAATTCTAGAATAAGACAAGCAAGAAGGAGATGGAAATGTTAAAGGAAAAACAACTAACGAAAAGACAAAAAGAAACTTTAAAAAAACACAGTAAGCATCATTCTTCAAAGCATATGACAAGTATGAAAAAAGACATGAAAAAAGGAATGTCATTTTCAAAAAGTCATAAAAAAGCTATGAAGAAAGTTGGTGTTTAGTATGATTGATAAATTTATATATAATTTTTTTGGTGGATTAGATACTATGTTTTCTAAATTAGAAACATATGCTATAAAAGTCACTGAATGGTGTTGGCATAAAAGAGTTAATTTATTACATAAAAGGAGAAAGAAATATGCAAAACGAAGAACTAATAATATTAAATAAACTACAAAAACATCTTAAAGAGTCTTATCAAGATATTGGTGATTCCATGATCTCAGGTGGTATTGACAATATGGAAAAATACAAGTATATGATGGGACAGGCACATGCCTATTTAAGAATATCACAGGAAATATCATCCCTGCTAAACCCTAAGAAGGAGAAAAAAAATGATGCTGAAAGACCAGAAAACGTCGTCGACTTCGGAAGTCCCAAAAACTAAATCCGCTTTATTAGATAAATACGATGACGAACATAAAAAAGAAGTAGACGGTTACGAACGTCTAAAGAAAAAAGAATCAAGTAAATTACCTGCACCTACTGGATGGAGACTATTAGTTTTACCATTTAAAATGCCTGAAAAAACTAAAGGTGGTTTAATACTAGGACAAGATACACTTGAGAGACAACAAGTAGGTTCTACTTGTGGTTTGGTTCTTGAGATGGGACCACATTGTTATGATAAAGAAAAATTTCCTGAAGGTGCTTGGTGTAAAAAAGGTGACTGGGTTATCTTTGCAAGATACGCTGGATCAAGAATACAGATAGACGGTGGGGAAGTAAGATTGCTAAATGATGATGAAGTTTTAGCAACCATCGATAAACCCGAAGATATACTTCATCAATATTAATCATAGTAACACTAGGAGGAAACTATGCCAGACTTAGAAAATAACAAAGTCGATATCGATACATCAGGGCCAGCAATGGACGTCGATATAGCTGAAGAAAAAGATTCAGCTGAAATTCAACAACCTGAAATAAAAGAAGAACCAACAGTAAGACCTGTTGAAGATGAAACAGTTCCTGAAGATAAGACTCATGAAAATGAACGTGAGATTAAATTAGAAGAAAATGTTTCTGAAGAAAAAAAAGAAGAATCAAAAAAAGATGAGCTTCAAGATTATTCAGATAGCGTTCAAAAAAGAATAGCTAAACTGACTAAAAAATGGAGAGAAGCAGAACGTCAGAAAGATGAAGCTTTAACTTATGCTAAATCAGTTTTAACTGAAAAAGAAAAAGCAGAGCAGAAACTTTCTAAGATGGAACCAAGTTTATTAAAAACTACAGAAGATAGTATTAAATCTGGTTTAGAATCTGCAAAAGCAAAATTAGCTGCAGCAAGAGAAGCTGGAGATATTAATGCTGAAGTAGAAGCTCAATCTTTAATTTCTGAATACGCATATAAACAAGCAAGATTTGTTGAAGCAAAGGCTGAACAAGAATTGTATGCTCAGAAAAAAGAAACAGAAGTTCAACAACCTCAAGTTAATTTACAACAAAGACAGCAAGCAGCGACAGGTACACCTGATCCAAAAGCTGAACAATGGGCTCAAAAAAACTCATGGTTTGGTCAAGATTCAGCTATGACTTATACTGCTTTTGATCTTCATAAGAAATTAACAGAACAAGAGGGTTTTGATCCAAGTAGCGAAGAGTATTATTCTGAAATAGATAGAAGAATAAGACTTGAATTTCCGCAGAAATTTGCTACAACAGAAGCTAAGGAAACGACTAAGCCTGTACAGACAGTTGCATCTGCAAAAAGAAGTACAAAATCTGGTCGCAAAACTGTGAGGCTCACACCATCACAGGTAGCAATTGCTAAAAAATTAGGTGTGCCACTCGAAGAGTATGCGAAACAATTAAATATCACGAAGGAGGTATAAGCATATGGAAAATAATAACGATAAAAGAACCTCGCGTGCGAGTCAAACTAGAGAAAAAGAAGCTAAGAAAAAAGTTTGGACTCCACCATCAAGTTTAGATGCACCCCCTGCGCCAACAGGATTTATACACAGATGGATAAGAGTTGAATCTATGGGATTCCAAGACACTAAGAATGTTTCTGGAAGAATTAGATCAGGATATGAATTAGTAAGAGCTGATGAATATCCAGACTCAGATTATCCTCATGTAGATGATGGCAAATATAAGGGAGTGATCGGAGTTGGTGGCCTTGTGCTAGCAAGGGTACCGGAAGAGATTGCGCAACAACGTGCTGAGTATTATAGAAAACAAGCTCAAGACAACGTTGAAGCAGTGGATAACGATCTTATGAAGGAACAGCACCCAAGTATGCCGATCAATATTGATCGACAGACACGTGTAACTTTCGGTGGCTCGAAGAAGAGTTAATTTTTTAACAATTCCTAACCGCCGGATAAACTTAAATAAATGTCTATAAGGAGGACACAACTATGGCTAATCAAGATAGCGCATTCGGTCTAAGACCGAGTGGAAAAGTTGGTCAGAATAGAGACAACCAAGGTTTATCTGAATACAACATTGCTGCATCTGCAGCCGCAATTTATTTCAACGATCCTGTTGAAATGGCAAATACAGGTACAATTACTGTAGCCGCTGCGACTGATGTTTTATTAGGATCACTTACTGGTGTTTTCTTTACTGATGCAACATCTGAAAAACCTACTTATGCGAATCATTTAAATGCAGGCAACACTGCAACAGATATTGTTGCTTTTGTATCTGATGATCCGTATCAAAGGTTTGAAGTACAAAGTGCTGGTACACCTGCGCAAACCAATATTGGTAATTGTGCAGATATTTCGTACACAGCCGGTACCTCTCCAAACTTTGTTTCAAAAACAGAAATTTCTGGAACAATGGCTGCGGGAGCTGCTCAACTAAAAATAATCGGCGTTTCAAAAGATCCGGATAATAATGAATTAGGTTCAGCTAATACGAATTTAATTGTTACTATTAACGAACACTTCTTGAAACAGACCGCAGGCATATAAGGAGATAAAATATGGCTATATCACGAGGACAACTAGTTAAAGAACTAGAGCCAGGTTTGAATGCTTTATTCGGCCTGGAATATAAACGTTATGAGAATCAGCATGCTGAAATCTATACGACGGAATCTTCAGACAGAGCGTTTGAAGAAGAAGTTATGTTATCAGGTTTTGCAAATGCTTCAGTTAAAGCTGAGGGTTCTGGCGTAAGTTTCGACAATGCACAAGAAACTTTCACAGCTAGATACACTCACGAGACTGTTGCATTAGCGTTCGCAATCACTGAAGAAGCGATTGAGGATAACCTATATGACAGACTTGCGTCTAGATATACTAAAGCACTTGCTAGATCTATGGCGAACACTAAACAAGTTAAGTCAGTGGTACCTTTAATTCAAGGTTTACCAACTAACAATAACTTCAATTCAGGTGACGGTGTTAGTTTATTTAACACAGCTCACCCTACAATTGCAGGGACTGTTGCTAATACTTTAGCAGTACAAGCTGACTTAAATGAAACATCATTAGAGCAATCTTTAATCGACATTGCTGCAATGACAGACGAAAGAGGTCTGAAAATTGCTGCAAGAGGTGTTAAAATGATTGTACCTAGTGAAAACCAGTTTAATGCTGAAAGACTTATGAAGTCTCAAGGTAGAACTGGAACTGCTGATAATGACATTAACGCTATTGCGTCAATGGGAATGGTTCCTCAAGGTTACAGAGTGAACAACTTCTTAACTGACCCAGATGCGTTTTACATCATTACTGACGTACCAAATGGTATGAAGTACTTTGACAGAGCGCCGATTAAAACGGCTATGGAAGGTGACTTTGATACTGGTAACGTAAGATACAAAGCTAGAGAAAGATACTCTTTTGGAGTTTCTGACTATAGAGGTATCTTCGGTGTTGAAGGTGTTTAATCACTAATTAAAATATTTGAGGCGGACATAGTTCCGCCTCATTTAGAAAGTAAGATAACAAATCCATGAAAAAATTTATAGTTACCATAATCGCTTACAATCATTACGCAAAATTTGAAGTATCATCTAATGATGATGCAATTTCCCTTGAACAGGCCATAGTTGACAAACTAGGACAAAATGTTATAAAATGGGAAAATCTCGGAGACAAAATGTTTGGATCTGAGAGATATAGAATAACTTATGAGGAAGTTATATATGACGATGCAACCACACATCCAGGATCTTTACAACAAGAAAAAATCACTGGATCTCAAATGGGAGCAAGAACATCTTAACGAGGGTAGATATACTCTTGATATGGTGAGGATAGACGACGAAGTAAAAAAGATTGTTTTACACATTAAGTCTGCAGAAGCAAAAGAAGCTCATTTGCAGAATAAAGTCGATGCTGTCGCTCCTACAGTTTCAGTAGCTACTTAATAAAAAGCTACATCGTTGGAAAAATCCACTCCACACTACAGGCTCTCTTGCACTCTACTAAAAAGTAGTGTATAAAATTATCACTATACATATATTAATTTTCTACATAGACGCAGTATAGTCGACGGCCTAGAGACTATGTGGAATTAACTAGGAGAACAATCATGGCTAATACAACCTTTTCAGGACCGGTCATTTCTAAAAATGGCTTTATAGGTTTTGGACCCGGTATGTCAAAAGCAATCAACTCAACTGGTTTAGGAGCAGCTGGTTTACCACTAACTGTAGCTGATCACGCGGGAAGATTGTTAATATCACAAGATGCAGATGGAATTTATGCGTTACCAAGCATTAACACTAATGCTAATGGTGCAACTGCAGGTGATACTGACTACAATAACTTAAACAACATTGGTGCTACTTTCACTTTTTACATTGATACAGTTGCAACTGATGTTCAAATCATAACTGATGGTGTGGATAAATTTACAGGCGCAGCTATGATCGCTGTAGATGATGGAGCTAAAAAAGCTTTCTTTCCAGCAGCAGCAAACGATGTACTTTCTATGAATGGTACTACACAAGGTGGAATTGTTGGTTCTGTAGTTCAAATTACAGCACTAGAATCTGCTCAGTACTTAGTACACAATACTCTGCTTTTAGGATCAGGAACTATTGTTACACCATTTAGCGATACGTAATAGATAATTAATTTGTGTGGGTCTTCGGGCCTACACAAATTTTAAGGAGAATTAAATATGAGATCAGATGTAAAAGCGATTCAGATAACAGCAACAGGTCAAGTGTTTGGTGGAAGAACAAGACTAAGAGGAATTATTCTTTCCAATACAACAACTACTACTGATACAGGATCAATAACTTTACAAGATATCAGCGGAACTCAATTCACTGCAGAGGTTCCTCCAGGAGATGTTTTTACTTTTAACATGCCTGAAGATGGAATTTTATTTAAATCTGGAATGACTTGTAGCGCTATTACTAGTGCTAAATCAACCGTGTTAATAGATAAATAAGGAGAAAAAATGGATTCAGATCAGAAGACATTAAACATGACAACAGTAGGAGCTGATACTTTAGCTAGAGCTGGTAGAGCTAGAATTACTTCAATCCAAGGATTAGGTATAGCATCATCTACAATTATTTTTTATGATTCATCAGATGCTTCATCACCAGGAACAGCAGTCGCTACATATAAATTTGGTACTGAAGGATTAGAAGTTTATATTCCTGGTTCAGGTATCAAGTTTGAAAATGGTATTGTTTATAATTTAGCAGGAGCAGGCGGAAGCATTACAGTAACTATAACAGGAGCTTAATGGCAACTTCAGGAACTACAGTATTTGAAAAACAATTTGCTATCGATGATATAATCACCGAAGCCTATGAAAGATTAGGACGTTTTGATTATTCTGGAAATGATATAAAATCTGCAAGACGTTCTTTAAATATAATGTTTCAAGAATGGGCAAACAGAGGTTTGCATTTTTGGGAAGTTGGAAATAATGATATTACATTAGTTAATGGCCAAGCTGTTTATACAATGTTTAGATCAACGTCTGATGGAACTTCAGATGCAACAGCAGTTTATGGTGTTGATGATATACTAGAAGCTGTTTATAGAAATAATACTTCAACTGATTTTCCATTAACAAAAATAAATAGATCTGCGTATCAAGGTCTTTCAAATAAAACAAATACAGGAACTCCTACACAATATTTTGTACAAAGATTTATTGATAAAGTAACTATTACTTTATACTTAACTCCAGGTGCCTCTGAAGCCGGAAACAAACTTAATTATTATTATGTAAAAAGAATTCAAGATGCAGGAGCTTACACTAATGAAGCTGATGTACCTTATAGATTTGTACCATGTATGTGTGCAGGTTTAGCTTATTACCTTTCACAAAAAGTAAAACCAGAACTTACACAACAAATGAAATTATTATATGAAGATGAATTAAAAAGAGCATTAGAAGAAGATGGTTCACCTTCAAGTTCTTTTATAACCCCAAAAACTTATTATCCAAATGTCTAATTTATCTAGAGGAAAATACGCACAATTTATATCTGATCGTTCTGGTCAAGCATTTCCATATACAGAAATGGTTATTGAATGGAATGGTGCACGTGTACATACATCAGAGTTTGAAGCAAAACATCCACAACTAGATCCAAAACCAACTACTGCAGATGGACAAGGTTTAAGAAATGCAAGACCACAAACTTTTACACTTGCTTCTGGTGGAGGTGGTGGAATAGCTGTAGATTTAACCTTGCCAGCACCATTTTCTTTTAGTACAAATCCAAATAGTATGGTTCCTGAAGATGGATCTAATATAAACATAGCAAGAGAAGCACATATGAATTTAGGAACAGTGACGGTAACAACATAATGACATATTCAGAATTAATACAAAAAATTAGAGACTATACAGAAGTTGATGCAAATGTTTTAACATCTACTATTTTAGATGGAATTATTGAAAATGCAGAATTAAGAATAATGAGAGATGTTGATGTAGATTCTAATAGAAGATATGCAACAGCTCAAGTTGTAGCTTCAACAAGATTTATTGATACACCACAAGATAGTTTAATTATTAGATCAGCTCAAATAGTAGATTCTGATGGTGTAGGTGCTTCAAATAATAGAGAATTTTTAGAGTGGAGAGATACTAGTTTTATGTCTGAGTATAACCCAACAGGAGCTACAGGTGTTCCAAAATACTATAGCTGGTGGGACGAAGATACAATAGTTTTAGCTCCAACTCCTAATGCTACTTACACAATTCAATTAAATTATATCTTGAAACCCGCACAATTATCGAGTACAAATGTTCAAACATATATTAGCCAACAATTTCCCAATGGTTTATTATATGCATGCTTAGTTGAAGCATTTTCATTTTTAAAGGGGCCAAATGATCTCTTGCAATTATACGAAGGAAAGTATAAACAAGTATTAGAAGGCTTCTCTATAGAACAAATGGGAAGACGAAGACGTGATGAATATCAAAGTGGTGTTCCTCGTGTCGGTGGTAAATAATAATAAGGAGAAAAAACTATGGCTATTACACAAGCAATTGCAAATTCTTTCAAAAAAGAATTATTGGAAGGTGAGCATAATTTTGGTACTGGTGATGACAAGTTTAAGATTGCTCTTTATCTATCTTCAGCTACTCTAAACTCAGCAACAACTGCATACACTGCAACAGGAGAAGTTTCTAACACAGGTCAGTACACAGCCGGCGGCGGTGCACTTACAAATGCTGGAACTTCAATAACAGCCGGTGTCGCAAGAGCAGACTTCGCAGACAGATCTTTTACTGGTGTGACGTTAACTGCTAGAGGAGCTTTAATCTATAACACTTCTGCAACTGCAACTAATGCGGCTGTATGTGCTTTAGATTTTGGAGCAGATAAAACAGCGACTTCTGGCGTTTTCACAATTCAGTTTCCAGCAGCTACATCAACAGCAGCGATTTTAAGAATCTCTGGTTAGTACATAGGAGTTAAAATCCTATGGCAGGTTGGAATACAAATACCTGGAATACTGGTTCCTGGGGAACAGGTGTTGATAACATCGTTTCTCTTACAGGGATTTCTATGTCCACTGGTACAGGACTTGTAATCACCGATTCAACAGTAGAAGCAGGTTGGGGAAGAGATCAATGGGGTGCCAGATCATGGGGTAACCCAAGTCAAATTGTAGTTCCAACTACACCTGAAGACGACATGTCAATGTCGTTAGGTTCTGTTTCCATAACAGCAGAAATAAACGCAGGTTGGGGAGCAAAAAACTGGGGAGATAATTCTTGGGGTGTTGCTGCTAATCTAATAGCCGCTGGTAATTCGGCGACAGCTACTTTAGGGAATGAAACTATTTCAATTGATGTATCTCCTGTTCCATTAGGAATGGGAATGACTAGTGCTCTTGGAAATGAAGCAATAGATATCGCAACTACAATTTTTCAAACTGGTTTTGCAATGACTACTACATTAGCTAATGCTGATGCTGGTCCTGATGCAATGGCCACAGGTAATCAAGCAACAATGGGTCTTGGTTCTGTTCAAGCTTATAATCAAACAGGTTGGGGTAGACAAGAATGGAATGAAAACGCATGGGGCGTTGAAGGTCAATATGCAAACGTTGATGTAACTGGAATTGCAATGACTGCAGCTGCAGGAACTTTAGCAGCTACAGGTAACGCAAATGTAACTGCTAATACTTTAAATGTAACTCAAGCAACTTTAGGTGTTGTTGATCCTGCTCCTGACGCAACTGTTACAGGTAATTTTATGATTGGTGCTTTAGGCACTCTTGGAATGCAAGGAGATGTTCCACAAGATGTAACAGGTATTGCAATGTCTGCAGGTTTAGGAAGTGTTGTAGCAGTTCCTGGTCAAGAAGTTCTTTTAACAGGATTACCTGCTCTTGCAAGAGTAGCTAGTGTAACACCTATTATACATGTTGATGTACAATTAACAGGAAATGCCTTGACTATGGCACAAGGTTCTGGTAGTGCTTTAATCTGGAATGAAGTAAACACGGGTACAGCTCCCCTAGATCCTCCAGGATGGCAAGAAGTAGCTGCATAAAGAGTTTGACACAAACTCTAATTTTTAGTAATATAAACGCAATTAAGGAATTTAAATTATGGCAAATTCAACATCAGCTAGTTTAAAATTAACAGTTCAAGCAACTGGGGAAAACTCAGGAACTTGGGGACAAATTACAAATACTAACTTACTAATTCTTGAACAAGCAATTGGTGGTTATGGCGCATTTAACGTAACTGATGCGTCTAGAGCTTTAACTTTTACAAACGGTGCTTTATCAAACGGTAAAGATCAAGTAATTAAATTAACAGGAACTCTTGAAGCAAACGTTAATGTTACTATTCCAGATTCAGTAGAAAAAACTTACATAGTTGAAGATGGATGTAATCATGCAGGTTTTACATTAACTTTTAAAACTACATCTGGAACAGGTGTTCTTTTATGTGAAGGTCACACTTACACTTTATATTCTGATGGAACTAATGTTGTAAAAGCAGGTGAACTTAAAAAATGGAGAGCAATATCTGCAGCAGAAACAGTTCAAGCTGGTGCACAAATTTTAGCAAATACAAATGGTGGAGCAGTTACAGTGACTCTACCCGCATCACCAAGTGCTGGTGATGAAGTAGCTTTCATTGATCAAGGATATGATTTCAATACTAACGCATTGACTGTTGGTAGAAATTCTTCTAATATAGCTAACGCAGCAGCAGACCTTGTTGTTAATACACAAGGTGCTGGTTTCTGTTTAGTATTTTCAGGAGATGCTACAACAGGTTGGACTTACAAGGAGAAATAGAATATGGCAAATTACGAAGCAACAAAATACGATTTTACAGGAGCAAACCTTACAGGTATCGAAGGAATTCCTACAGCTACTATTGTGCCGTGGTCTTCTGCTTCAGTGCCAACAGGTTTCTTAGAATGTAATGGACAAGCAGTTTCAAGATCAACTTACTCTGCATTATTTGCAATCGTAGGTACAACTTACGGAGCTGGAGATGGTTCATCAACTTTTCTTGTTCCAGATTTACAAGATAACGTAGCAGTTGGTAAATCTCCAGGAAAAGCTTTAGCTTCAAGTGGTGGAGCAAATACTGTAACTTCAACTGGAAACGTTGGGGGTTCTACAGCTAATGCGACTTTATCTACCCCACAACTTGCTTCTCACTCTCATACTTTACCTTTTTTTAGAAACCCTCCTTTTACTCCAGCTGGAAGCGTTGGTGGTGCAAATCAAAATAGTAATGCAGCTACTAAATCTACTGCTGCATCAGGTTCTGGTTCAGGTCACTCTCATAACATGAGTGCAACTTTTAGCGGTGATGCAACTTCTGTATTGCAACCTTATTTAACAATTATATATGTAATTAAAACTTAGGAGAAAAAATGGCAAGTAAAGGAAATTGGACAATAGTATTTGAAGACAAAATAGTGATTAAAAATCATGCAGAAGGTGCTTCTGAAGGTGTTGGATATATTATTTCAGATGATTCTTTTTGGAATCAATCTAAATTTTCAAATATTTGGGCTATTCAATATGGAGCATCTAATACTTCAGATGAAGTAGAACATAGAGATACAACTTCTCATTGTAGTTATGCAGAAGCAGACCTAGGAGATATAAGTCAATTTTCTTCTAGATGGGATTCAGCTCACTTAGCTCAATTACAAGAAAATTGGGATGGCAATAATGTTGAAGGTGAAACGGACGCTGAAAAAATTGCTAGATTAGGTGAAAGACCTACATCGTATTCTTCTTAATTATCTAAACATCATCCAAGAAGTTAAAATATATTTTTCACCAGATAACGGTGGGTTTCCTCTATGGACATATGGAAAACTAGCAGGCCAAATAACTATTCTACCTGCTTTAGGTTTTACTCTAACTGATTGATGTAAGAACTCTGTTTCTCCGCCGTCCTCTACATCATTTAAATATATAGAAAAAACAAAAGCTCTAGGTTCATTTTCAAACCCTTTAACATGCTCAACATGCCAAATATGATATCCTTCTGTAGGTAAAGTTTTTTGTATTTTTAAATTAGTAAAAAGCAAAGGATCTGTATACATATCACCTGCTCCTGTATTTTTTAAATAATGATTCCATGCTATTTCAAAATTAAACATCATAGATTTTAAGCTTTCCCACCAAAATTCTATATTATTTGGTGATGCGAAGTATTGCTGATCTTGTTTATGTAAAATTGAAGATTTTTCGGAGTCTATTCTATTTATAGTATTATTAAATTTATATTGATTCTCAAAAAGTTGGATAGCTTTATTACATTCTTCTTTAGTAATATAGTTATCATACGTAGCTATAAAATTATTTATATTAACTGTTTTTTCCATAATTATTTATATTTTTTATTTAAAATTATTTCATCTTCTTCGGAAACTATTTTTCCTGTTTCTGATAAATATTTATCGTAAGCGTGATGTGTAAAAGGACCCTTCTTGTTTACATAATGAAAAAATACTTGTGCCATTCCTTCACCTTCATAAACATTAGGACGACCATGTTCTTGTTCACAACCTGCGTAAAGAACACCATCCCCTTCTTCTAATTCAAATTTATTTCCTTCAACAATCATAGGCCAATTATCATATTTTTTAACACAGGCTGTAATAGATATTTCACATGAAGGTCTATCAGTGTGTTTAGCTAGAGTGGCACCAAATACATAATATCTCCAATATGCGTATGTTGGAAATAATTTTAGTTTAGATTTTTTTTCAACTAAAGGTAACTTTGTATCTAAAATAGCATTCATTAATGGATCATTATACCACCCAGGGGAAAATGATTGATTATCAATTTTATAATCTGTGCTTTGATCTACTTTGTTATAACAATATTTTTGAAGAACATTTAGTTCTTTTTGTGTAAAAAAATTTTTTATTAATTTAAATTTTATTGCAGCCATGAAACGATACTATACCTTGTTCCTTTCGTAATAGGTTGAATACCATGAGGATACATAAAATTACTTGGAAAAAAAACAATAGATCCTTTACCAAGTTTTAACCTTTTAATTTCTTTGTTGTTTTGATCTGTAAATACTAAATCTCCACCCTCATAATTATCATTTAAATTAATAATAATACTTAAATGTCTTATTGATGTTGAAAAATGGTCTGTATGAGTTTCATATTTACCTCCAACACTATATTTTAATAAATCAATTTGATTTATTTTATTACTAGCCATTTGTGGAAATTTCATCTTATAAAAAGTATATAATCTTTCAATTTCTTTTTTTATAAAATTCCAATAAAATAAATTAGTAGGTGTTTCAAAATTTAAATAATACCCTTTTACATTTCTTACTTCTTTGTCTAAACCACCTTGTATAAATAAATTTTTTATAGATTTTTTATCAATTAATGGAATAATTTTTTCTATAAATTCAGGAGAAACTATATTTTTTATCTCAACAATTGCTTCTAAATGGTCCATAATTATGCTACTTTCATTCTCTGTAAAACTAATATATAACCTACTATATGCTACAAAAATTAAATTTCAAGCCTGGTTTTAACAAGATGGTCACAGACTCAGGAGCCGAGTCTCAGTGGGTCGATGGTGATTTTGTTAGATTTAGATACGGACTACCTGAAAAAATAGGTGGTTGGAATCAATTATCTATTGCAGGTGAAACATTACCTGGAGCAGCACGTGCTCAACACACCTGGACATCTTTAGCTGGAGAGAGATATGCAGCTATTGGAACTTCACAAGGTTTATTTTTATATTATGGAGAACAGTTTTTTGACATTACACCATTAGATACAGCTATTACAGGATGCACATTAACAACAGTTAATGGCTCAAATGTTTTACAAGTTAATAAGGGCTCTCATGGTCTAGAAGTTGGAAGATATGTAACACTATCTGGCGTAACTGTTACAGGTGCATCAGACTTTACAGCAGCAGAATTGGAAGTAGCTTATGAAATTTTAACAGTTGCAACAGTAGATAAATTTACTGTGCAAGCTGTAAGAAATGAAGGTGGTACTGGTATGACAGCAGCAGGTGCAGCAACTGTTAATCCTTATGTTGAAGTAGGTCCTGTCTTTCAAACCGTAGGTTATGGTTGGAGTACTTCTACATGGAATACTTCTACTTGGGGAACTGAAAGAGCTACAAGTTCTGTAGTTCTGGATCCAGGAAACTGGAGTCTTGATAACTATGGACAAGTTCTTGTTGCAACAATTAGAGATGGAGAAACTTTTACTTGGAATGCTGGAGCGTCAAACGCTAGAACAATTAGAGCATCTAAATCTACATCTGGTTCTTCAACTTCAGCTAACCCAACTGCATCAAGATTAACACAAGTTTCTGATAGAGATAGACACTTATTTCATTTTGGAACTGAAACAACTATTGGAGATCCTACAACTCAAGATCCAATGTTTATAAGATTTTCAAATCAAGAAGACTTAAATGATTATACACCAACAGCAGTTAATACTGCAGGTACATTTAGATTAGATAAAGGAAATAGAATTGTTGGAGCAGTTTCAGGTAAAGATTATACTTTAGTTTTAACTGATAGCTCTGCTTATGTAATTCAATTTGTTGGTCCACCATTTACATTTAGTATAAGACAAGTTGGTACTAACTGTGGATTGATTGGCCAACACGCATTAAGTTATTCCGATGGTAAAGTATTTTGGATGTCGGGTGAAGGTGGATTTTTTGTATTTGATGGTACGGTTAAATCATTACCATGTCTTGTTGAAGACTTTGTTTTTACAACAACTTCAGATAATTTAGGAATAAACTTTAATGCAACAGATATAGTTTATGCAGAACACAATACTTTATATGGAGAAGTAAATTGGTTTTATCCAAAATCAGGATCAGATCAAATTGATAGATGTGTTACTTATAATTATTCTGAGAATGTTTGGACAACTTCATCATTAGCTAGAACTTCATATGTTGATACTGGAGTTTTTGATGTACCTTACGCAACAGAATATACCTCTACAGGTTCACCTGTATTTTCAGATATATTAGGTATTACAAATTTATATGGAGCAACAACTTATTATGCTCATGAAGTAGGAACTGACCAAGTTAATAGTAGTGGTACCACTTCTATTAATGCGTTTATTGAATCAGGGGACTTTGATATTACAGCAAGGAGAAGTATGACAGGTCAATCAACAGGTATGGTTGACTACAGAGGAGATGGAGAGTTTTTTATGTCTGTAAAAAGATTTATACCTGACTTTAAGGTTCTTACTGGTAATTCAAAAATTACATTACTATTAAATGACTATCCAAATAACACTGCATCTAGCTCACCTCTTGGTCCATTTACAATTACCAATTCTACTGATAAGGTAGACACTAGAGCAAGAGGAAGATTAGTATCAATTAAAATAGAGAATGATGGTACCGGTGAAACTTGGAGATATGGAACTTTAAGATTAGATGCTCAACCAGATGGAAGAAGATAATGGCAAAAGTAGTAGTTAATATACCAGAACCACAACCAGAATATGATGTATCTAATCAAAGACAAATTTTAGAAGCTCTTGACACTTTAAAAAATCAACTTAATTTCTCTTTTCAACAAGATTTAAAAAACGAAGAAGATCAAAAGGAGTGGTTTTTGGGTGGCTAATTTTTATAAAAGCGAAGCATTTAATTTAATAACAACTAATTTAACAACAGCATTAACGATTAGTACGTCTGCTATTGCAATTGTTAAAACAGTTCAAGCAGTTCATGATACAGCCAGTAATGTAGATACTCATGTAGTTTTAAAAAAAGCAGGTGGTTCAGATATTAAAATTGCATATGAAGAACTTAATAAAGAAACATCTAATATGTTAAAAGGACCCTTAAACATGGAAGGCGGAGATGTTTTAAAACTACAAGCAGGTACAGCAAACGAGATCACTGGACAAATAAGTTATCTTTTGATAGATAGATCACAAGAAAATGGATAAAGATAAACTAGAACATACTCACGATAATGGTATTACTCATTCTCATGAAGGTGGAAATGTTCCACATACACATGATGATATACCAAAAATAGATTGTATAACTACAACAACATACAGAAATACCAAGACAGGAGAAGTATCTAAAGAGAAAGTAGAAGGACCTGATATTGTACAAGATGTTACAGTTCAAATTACTAACAAAGGTCTTGAAGTATTTCAGAAAGTAATGAATCAAAGTAATGACAACAAAAAAACTTAATATTTTATCGATAGATTGTGATTGGATAACAAATTTAAAACAACAAGAAGAACTATTAAGTTTTATAATACCTTTAATTTACGATCACACAAATATAAAAATAGCATACTCTCATAAAGATATATATCCATTATTTGTTCATGGTTATGATGAATATAATTTAATAAATATAGACCATCATCATGACTTTCATTACGGTAAAAATTTAGATGTTTTAAATGAAGGAAATTGGCTATTTCATTTATCAAATGTATTTAAAGAAAAAATTAACTATACATGGATATCTAATCCAAATTCTTCTCACATAAATCTTGGAGATCTTAAAAATTTAAAATCTTTTAATTTTGATAACAATATTAATTATATAAAACAAAAAAAATTTGATGTAATATTTATATGTTGTAGTCCTGATTATGCTACCACTCCTGAAGTTATTACTTCATATAAAATTATAGAAAGAATATTAAATGACAAACCAAAACCCTAGAGGCGGAACAGAATTACAATTTGAATATTTAAGAAAGCATGTAGAACCTAGCTTACTTAATCAAGTAGAAATTTGTACATCAGTTCCAGGTAAAGTACCTTTACATCCAACTAAGCTAAATATTCTTTGGCAAAAAAATTCTTGGGATCAACCTAATTTACAACCCTGGTTCAGTGATAAATCAAATCATGATAAATATGATTGGTATATATTTAATTCTAATTGGAACTTTGAACAGTTTACAAAAAGATTTGATTTACCTAGAGAGAAATGTGCAGTCATTAAAAATGGTATTGAAGAAGTACAACCGGTTATAACACAATATAAAAAAGGTGATCCTATAAAAATAATACATCACTGTACACCTTGGAGAGGTTTATCTGTATTGTTAGGTGCAATGCAATTAGTTAAGAATCCATTAATTAGTTTAGATGTTTATTCTTCTTGTGAAGTATATGGAAAAGATTTTGCTGAAGCTAATGATGAATCATATAAAGCTTTATATGAACAAGCAAGACAACTACCTAATGTAAATTATATTGGCTACAAGCCAAATGAATATATTAAAGAAAATTTAAAAGATTATAGAATGTTTGTATACCCAAGTATTTGGGAAGAAACATCTTGTATCTCATTATTAGAATCTATGTCAGCAGGTCTATACTGTATTACGACCAACTTTGGTGCGCTATACGAAACAGGTGCAGAGTTTCCAATGTATGTACCTTACTCAAATGATTATAAAAGTTTAGCTAGAAAGTTTGCTGCAGCTATAGAAGCTTCGGCAGATATGCTTCATGATTCAGGCATCCAGGATCATTTAAAGATGCAACAAAATTATGTAAATAGATTTTATGATTGGGGAGCAAAAGGACAAGCATGGACAAGATTTTTGAGAGGAGCACTAAATGCAAAATAATGAACCCATATGGTTTTCTGAAAAAAAGAAAACAACTGCTAATGAAGATACTTACCAAACAGAAAAAATAGAACAGGTAAACTCAAACGTTAGAACTATTAACATAGGAGATATTTTAGATAAACCAAAAGCAAAGATAATGGTTTGTACTCCTTGTCATAGTGAAGTGTCTATGCATTACACTCAAGCTGTATTAAAGTTTCAATTAGACTGTATGCAACAAGGTATACTAGTTAGTTTTACATTACTTAAATCATCATTGGTTACACAAGGTAGAAACTTATGTGTAGCAGAATTTTTAAATCATAAAGACCATTATGATTATTTATTGTTTATAGACTCAGATATAGATTTTAATTCTAAAACTATATACAAAATGATAGGTGCAGATAAAGATGTTATCTCTTGTCCATATCCAATGAAAACATTTGATACAGATAAAATGTGGAGAAAGATAAAAGAAACCAATATGGTTAAAACTCCTGATGATGTATTAAAAGCAGGTCATGTATTTCCTATTAAGATTAAAGAAAATGAAATGACTATGGAAAATGGAGTTATTAAAGTAACTCATGCTCCTACAGGATGTATGCTAATTAAAAGAAAAGTTATTGAAGATATGATTAAACATCATCCAGAACTAGAGATATATCAACCTACTGTTATTAATGGTAAAGAAGTTAAAAAAGAAAACTTTTACAATTTATTTGATACATTACATGATGTAGAAACTAAGAGATATTTTGGTGAAGATTTTGGTTTTTGTCAAAGATGGACAGATATGGGAGGAGAAATACATATCTATGCTATGGATTACATAACTCACGTTGGAGATCATCAATACTGTGGTCGATTCTTTGATCTATTAGAACAAGCAAAATCTGTTGACGATAGCGAAAAAATCAAATAAAGTATTATATTTACAGGATTCTATGCCTGCTCAACAGTATAAATATATTTAAATTATGGCAATATCACGAGGATTACAACCAAGACAATTATACGGCTTAGGAAGCCTAGTTAAATCAGTTACTAAAGGAATTAAAGGCGCTGTTAAAGGTGTAGCTAAAGCAGCTAAGTCTCCTTTAGGTTTAGCAGCTATTGCTTCTTTTGTTCCTTTTGGAGGACAAACTTTATTACAAAGAGGTATGGGTTTTTTAGGTAGTAAAGGTTTACCTAGTTTTACAGGAGTAAAAGATTTTTTTAAAGGTGATGCAAGTTTAGGTAAAACTGCAGCTATGTTTGCAGGAGGTAGTTTATTAGGTGGACTAGCTTCAGCAGTAGAAAGTGGTGATGAAGAAGCAGTTGCAGCAACTAGAGATGTTAATGCTCTAAGAAGTTATTTAGAAAAAGGATATAGAAATTTAAACTATTCAGAAGATGAGATTCCTGCATTAGTAGAATCAGATGTTGCTGAGTATTCAGCAGGTCAAGGTGGATATGCTAATGGTGGTAGAATAGGTTATGCAGGTGGAACAGAGTTTGAAGAATATCTAAAAGGTAGAGAAGAATTTAATAAGAAACAAAATGCTGAACAACTTTATAAAGAGTTTTTAGAAAATAAACGTAGACAGAAAGTAGCTGAACAGAAAACAATGGCAGCTAATGGTGGTAGAATAGGTTATGCTTTTGGAAATAAACCAGAACAAAACGCTATAGAAGCAGCCGGCATCATGAATCTACCATTAAATCAAAACCCTGCAGGGGTTACAGAATTAGATCTTAGAGAAACAGGTGGATTTATTCCTCCAGTTGGTGTAAAAGAAAAGGCAGATGACATCCCTGCGATGTTAGCAAACAATGAATTCGTATTTACAGCTGATGCTGTAAGAGGAATGGGTGACGGAAACGTTAATAAAGGTGCACAACGTATGTACGATATGATGAAAAAATTAGAAAAAGGTGGAAGAGTATAATGGCTGAAACGATTACACAAATAAATCAACCACCGGAGTTTATAGAAGCTGCCGGTAAAACTTATTTAACAGATTTACAAAAAGCAGTTGGTCAATTTAAAGGCGCTGACTTATCTCAAGTTATGGGTCAACAGTTTGTTGCTGGTCAAGATCCTTTACAAGCTCAAGCTCAAACAACAGCACTTGCAGGTATAGGTGGTTATCAACCTTTTCTTCAAGCAGCTCAAGCTTCAAGTGGACCTACTGGCTATCAAGCTTTTATGTCTCCATATCAACAAGATATAATTGATACAACTTTACAACAGTTTGATGTACAAGCACAAAAAGGAATACCCGCATTAGCAGCACAAGCTATTAATGCTGGTGCATTTGGTGGTGGTCGTGAAGGTGTACAAAGAGCAGAGTATCAACAAGCTTCAGATAGAAACAGAGCAGCATTACAAGCACAATTATTACAACAAGGTTTTGGTCAAGCTCAACAATTAGCTCAACAAAATATTGCTAATCAATTAAATTTAGGTCAAGCACAACAAGGTTTCTTAGGTCAAGATGTTGGAGCTTTATCTACATTAGGTGGCATTAACCAAGCTCAACAACAGCAACAGTTAAGCGCTCAACAACAATTATTACAAGCACAATTAAATCAACCATTAACAGCAGCTCAACAATATGGTTCTGGTATTGCTAGTTTAATTTCTGGATACCCTGGAGGAACTTCTCAAACAGTTCAACCAACATCAGGACCAAGTAATGTTCAAACAGGTATAAGTGCCGGTGCTACACTAGCAGGTTTGTATAGAGCGTTTAGACCACCAACAGTTTAATATGAGCAAAATATTTAGAAGACCAATGTTTAGAAAAGGCGGTAATGTCGGAGATGGCATTATGACCGGTATTGTAGATAGAACTAATCATGCTGAAGATCCTTTTGTAGGTGGAACAGATCAATATTCATTTAACACTCCATACCAAGGAAGAACTATACCTAGTCTAAAAGATTTAACTGCAGAAAGCACAGAAGCTTTATTAGAAGCAGCTGGAGATAGAGGTGGATTTGATCCATTAACAAGTTTCTTATTATCATATGGACCATCAGCAGCTGTAGAAGATAGAGGTGGTGGAACTATTGCTAATTTAATTGCAGCAACAGAAAAACCGGTTCAAGCTTTACTTAAAGAAAAAGCAGATGAAGATAAATTTCAAAGAGGTATTAGAGTTGACGCAACAGGTGCATCTATAGCTCAAAGAAATCAAATGATTGCTACAGAAGCAGATCAAAAATTTAAATCAGATATGGCAAAAGCAAAAGCAGTGTTAGATAGAGATTTAAGTAAAGCAGAACAAGAAGCTTTATTATTTAGATCAAGAGAAGAACAAAAAGAATTAATGAAGCGTTTAGATAGAGAAATTGAAGGTAGAAAAGATATTGAGAGAATTAAACAAGAAAATCAAGAAGTAAAAAGATCTCCAGAATATCTAGTTCAACTAGAATTAGATATGAAAGAGTTTGATGGTCAACCTACTGTAGCAAAAAGAGCAACAGATTTTAAATTTAATGATGCAGATGATTTAAGAAATAAAGTAGGACAAGGTAGAGTAAAAGGAAATGGTGTATTAAGTTTTAATATTAATGATCCTGCAGAAGCAAAAGCTAATAGAAAAATTATTGAAGAATTAAATGGAACATATGTTTATGATCCATATGCAGGTAATTATAAAAAAATTATATATGAAGATGGAAAAATAGGACAGCCTATAGAATATGCTACTATAGAATCTATTAACCTAGGGGGAGTTGAAGGAACAGGAACTGATACTAAAGTAATAGAAGAACCATCTGTAGGTTTATTTGGACAAGAAACAAAACCAGATGTAATTACTCCAGTAGTAAAGAAAAAAATAAAAGATTTAAGAGAAAATCAAAAAGACGCATTCGATATAGGATTGTAGGTTAAATGGCTGAAGAATTTAAACCAATGTTCCCTGCGGAAGAGAGCAATGAAGTTTCTTGGTATACTTCAGGTTTATCAGGTATAGCATCAGGTATTATAAAAGTTCCAGAAGGTGTATTTTCATTAGGCGCAGAATTAATTGATTTAGGTTTTGATACCAATACAGCAGCAGATGTTGAAATATTTTTTGATAAATTAAATCCATTTGAAGAAATAGCAGAACAAAAAGGTATAGGTAAACTAACAGAAGCATTAACTTCAATTGGAATTCCAGGTACTGCAGGTTTTAAATTAGGAAGTAAGTTAGCTACTAATTATTTTAAAAAGAAAAAATTAGGTAAATCATTTAGCTCAGGAGATAAAAAAGTAGTTAAAGGTGCAGAGAAAGCATTTAAATTAAATGAAAAAGAAGGTGCACAAAGATTTGCTGTAGGAGCACTTGGTGGAGCTGCAGGTGAATTTTTTGTTGCAGATGTAGAGAAAATAGGAACTTTTGGTGATTTGTTTGATAGAGGTCCTACTCAATTAGATACAGATGAATTAGAAGGAAGAGAAGATGCTACTAGAAAATTAATGAACAGATTAAAATTTAGTAGTGAGTCTTTATTATTTACACCTGTAGTAGCTGCTGCAGGTAAAAGTGCTAAAGCTTTAGCACAAAAAGGAAAAGAACTTGCCTATAGTAATAATAGATTTGAAAGATATTTAAATAAATTTGCAGAAGCATTTACACCTGAAGGACCTTTAACAAAAGCTTTATTTGGTTCTCAAAAAGTTATGGAAGGATTTAGATCTGCAGATATGAATAAAGCAACTGAATTAGTAAAAAGATTAGATAGAACTATTCAAAAAGCATTTCCAGAAATGCAAAAAGTTTTAGATAGAACTTTAAGTAGTAAAGAAAAAGAAACTTTTTATAAAGAAATTAATGATTTAATATTAAGTGATGATTTAACTAAAGTTGTTAATCCACAAAAAGTAGATTTATTTGCAAAATCTTTAAAAGACAAAGGTGTTAGTGATGAGGTATTAGGTCAACTTTTTAATACAGTAGATGATGCAAGATCTACTTTTAAAAATTTAATTGATACAACTAATAAATATAATGCACCAGAATTAAAAGCTATTTTACAAGATAGAATAAAATCATCTGTAAAAAATACATATAAAATATTTGAAGATGCTCCTTTTCTAGGAATTTTTGGTAGATATAAACCTACTGAAGAAGTAAAAGAAGGAGCTACTAAACTTTTTCAAAGACAGTTAGCTGAAACTAGAGGAACCGCTGATATTAAACCTTTCTATCAAGAAGCAAGAAATATTGTAGATAAAATTTTAGAGGATGCAGTTAAGACTAGAAAATCTAGTAAAGGATTAGTAGATCCATCTTATATTAAAAAAACATTAGAAGGTTTTGGTAAAGATGAAAAATTTATAAAAAATATAATTGATGAAACTAAAGGACCTGCAGTAGAAATAAGAAAACTTTTAGGAGAAATGAAAGATCCTAGATATTCTGTATTTAATGCAGTAACACAATTATCTGGTATGGCTAGAAATAGTGCTATGTTAAAACAAATGATTGATGAAAATGATTTAATTCAATCTCAAGGAGGAGTAGGAAGTTTTTGGAAAACAGCAGAAGAAGCAAGAGCTGCTACTAATGGTGTTGTAGAAATTATAGAAATAGGTAAAAAAGATAAATTAAAAGATTTAGCTACATTTAAAGCAGGTCAAATAGCAAATCCATTAGTTGGTAGATTTACTACAAAGCCCATTGCTGATGCATTAGAACAAGCAAATAATTTAACCGAAGGTTATTTTACCGCTGCAGTTAGAGGTAAAGAAGGTGCAACTGCTGCTGAAAAAGGTGCAAGTTTTTTATATAGAAATTTATTATTATTTCCAAAAGCAGCATCACAGTTAGCTAAAACAGTGTTTTCTATACCTACACACTTACGTAATATTATTAGTGCCGGTGCATTTGCATCAGCAAATGGAATTTTATTTCAAGGTTTTAGAAATCCTAAAATGTTAGGAGATGCATTTAGAAGAGGTTGGGAAATATCTGGTGTAGGTAATTTAAAAAATACTAGATATAAAAGTGTAGAATTTGAAGATGCATACAGAGAATTATTAGAATTAGGTGTGGTAAACTCACAAGTTCAAATAGGAGACCTTAGAGCTTTGATGAAAGATATTAATTTTGGAGATAAGATAGCTGATCTAGATGCTGTATTAAATCCAATGCTTTCTAAATTAAAAAAAGTTCCTGAATACTTACAGGGTAAGTATACAGCTGAAGATGATTTTTGGAAAATTACAAACTATTTTGTTGAAATGAGTAGAAGAGAAAATGCTTATAAAAAAGCAGGTATTAATAAAACTGCAAGAGAATTAAAAGAAGAAGCAGCAGCTATTGTTAGAAACACTGTTCCTAATTACGCTTATGTTGGAGACGTTGTAAGAACTGCAAGATTATTACCAGTTGGTAACTTTATGTCTTTTCCATCTGAAATGATTAGATCAACAGTTAATATTGGCCAACAAGCAATTAAAGAATTAAAACATATTCCGGGTCCAGGTGAAGTAGTTAGAGGAAGTAATATATCTCCAATGGTTTATATAGAAGGAAAAGGTTTAGTTAAAAATAATAATCCAATGTATAGCATTGGTGCTACTAGAGCTGCTGGTATGGCATTTACCTTAAATGCAGTTCCGGCTATGGTTGTAGAAGGTTCAAAAGCTTTATACAATGTTACAGAAGATGAGATACAAGCTTTAAGACAATTTGTTCCTGAATGGTCAAGAAATTCTACATTAGTTCCAATTAGAGATGAAAATACAGGTGAATTAAAATACATAGATTTTAGTCACAGTAATGCATATGATTTAATAGGTAGACCATTTAGAGTTTTAGCTAATGAAGTTATGAATGCTACAAAAGATGGTGATACTATTTTAAAAGGATTTATCACAGGAGCTGATGAAGCAATTACAGAAATGGCTGCACCATTTATTGATGAATCTATCTGGACTCAAGCTGCAGCAGATGTAGATTTATTTCCATTACTACCTGGAAGAGGTGGTAGAACTAGAGATGGTAGACTTTTATATACAGATCAAACACCTTTAGGTGATAGAGTATCTATTAAGTTTAGACATTTAATGGAAGCTCTTGCTCCATCATATAGACAATACATAAGAATAGGTCAGGCAGCTACACAGACTCCAACTAAATCAGGAAAAATATTAGACTTAGATGATCAAATAGCTGGATTAATAGGATTTAGACCTATAACCGTAGATCCATTAAAATCAATGGGATTTAAAATTGCTGAATATAATACAGGAATTAGAAATGCCAGAAGAGAATTTACTGGTGGTGCATTTGGATTATTAAGAGGAGGACCTATTAAAGCTAATGATATTATTTCAAGATTTTATGAATCAAATAAAGCAAGATTTAATGTTCAAAAAGAAATGCATAAAAATATTAATGCTGCTGAAATTTTAGGAGTATCTAAAAACAATCTACAAACAGAATTTTCTGATAGACAATTTTCTACATCTGCTTTTAATGATCTTAGAAGAGGAAGATTTGAATCTTATTTTCCTTCTGAAGATATTAGAGATAGATTTAGAGAGATAGCAAAAAATCTTGGAACCTATGATGTATTTAAAACAGCATTACCTTCTCTTTTAAGAATGAGAAGAGATATGAATAGATTAAGATTAGATGGATCATATCAAAGAAATATAGAACCCCAAAGATTTGCACAAGGTGGTTTAGCATACACACCTAATTTAGAAGATGTAGATCAAGCAGGTATAAATTTAAATGATTATTTACTGGAAGAAGTACAAACATTACCTTTACCACAAACACCAATGCCTAGCGCCCAGATACTACAACCACAGCCTCAGGCTCCAGGGAACATTACATCTCAAGGGTTGACACCAACAGAACTTGCTTTATTATCACCTGAAGAACAACAAATACGTCTTAGACAAAGAGGATTAGCATAATGGCTACATTAGATGAATTAAAATTACAACAATTACTACGACCTTTTGAAGGACCTGGTGGTATAGCTAGTTTAAATCCATTAGCTTTTCAGTATCAAAATCAACAATATTTAAATCAAGATCCTACTCAAGATTTTTACCAACCAAATAATCTTAGTCCTACTCAAGATTTTTATCCATTAGATAGAAATCCTACTCAAATGTTTTATCAACCAAGAAATTTTGTTAATGCTCCTCAAGATTTTTATCAACCTGATTTAACTACATTAAGAGGTTTGAATTTAGATAGATTTCAAGGTGTAAGTGACATGAGTATGATAGATGAAACAACTAATGATGAACAAGATCAAAATTATATAGAACAAGTAGAAAAATCTAGAAATCCATTAAGTGGTATTCTGGATTTATTAAGAAATATTCCTACACCATTTAATTTAGTAAGACGTGGTTTAGAATCTTTAAGAGGATCAGAATCATTAAGTGATTTTAGAAACTCTAGAACAGGAGCAGAGTTTTTTAAAAGAAGAAGAGATAGAGAAGCTTTAGCAAGAGATCCAAATGTATTTAGAGACGCTAGAGATATAACTAACAGAATTCAAAGAGATGCAGGTAGAAATGATAGACCAGATAGAAATAGAAGTTCAGTTACAAGATCATCTGCAGCAAGATCAAGAGGTGTAGGTGGAGGTGGATACACTGCTTCAGATTCAAACAGAGAAAGTTACAGAGGAAGATAATGGCTAAGAACTCTGCATTAGATAGAATAGAATCCCACGAAAAACTTTGTCGTATCATGCAGAAACAAACTCACGATAAAATTCATAGAATAGAAAGTCAAATAAACAGAATAGAAAAAATATTCTTAGTAGCAGCCGGTGCATTAATGTCAGCAATGGCCGGTGTTATACTTGTACTATTACAAAAACTTTAATTTTTTTGGGAGGTTGGGCACTCAGCTGCCGGGATTGATTATAGTGGGGACTATAGTCGCTATATCCATTCTCTAAAATCTTCATCCATAATTGTATTAGCAATATTAACTTTATTACGTAAAGCTTTTACAATTCTTTCATCAATAGTATCTTGACTCATAATATCAATGTAAGTCATTTTTTGTGTTTGACCAATACGATCAATACGTGCTTCTGATTGTTGTCTTTTCTCAAGGTCATAACCGTTTGAGAAATAAATCATATTACTACCCGCAGTTAATGTAATACCATAACCACCAGTATGAGTAGTACCTACAAAAAATCTACACTTATCATCTGTTTGAAATTTTTTAATATTAGCTGATCTAGTATCTGTATCTGTTGCACCATAATAATCTACAACAGAATCTTCACCATATACTTTTTTAATCTCTTCAATAATTCTTCTTACATCATGAGTATAGTGAGACCATATAATAGTTTTACCTTCTACGTTCTCAAGTATATTCATCAACTCACCTAGTCTAGCGCAAGGTAAATCTTTTATAGTTCCATCATCAGCTGTAAAATGACCACAAGTAATTTGATGAAGTCTCATTAATTGAGTCATAACAGTTGCTGAAGATTGCATTTTACCATCAAGAAATGCAATAGCTTCTTGTTTCATTTGTTTATAAACTTTCTTTTGTTCAGCTGTTAATTCAACATAATGTTTTACAAAAGTTTTTTCTGGTAAATCTAAACAGTCTTGTTTTAATATTCTTCTAGAAAAAGGTTTTATCTTATCAGATAACTCACCAAGATTTCTATAACCTACAACTATTTCAACACGTCTACCTTGAACTTCAATTTTTTTACAAATTGCATATCTTGCTCTAAACACCCAATAAGAATCATGACCCAATAACCATGGATCTAAAAATTGACATTGACTAAATAAATCTAATGGTGATTTAGTTACAGGAGAACCTGTTAATATTCTTCTATATAAAGCATGATCTCTTAATGATAAAATATTTTTTGTTCTATTAGATGTTGGAGTTTTAATTGTAGTAGACTCATCAATTGCTATCATTGCTTTATGACAAGATAAAAATTTTCTAGCAAACTCTGTACCATTACCAGAAGAAAAAGCTTCAACATTCATAATTAAAATATGAAAGTCAGTTCCTGTTTCAAATAAAGTATTTAATAATTGTTTTTGTTTTGAAGATTTATCTGATGTTTTCCATAGCACCATCTTTTTTTCGATATGATCAGGTAAATGCACAGGCACTTCCTGATCATACCAGTTCTTATAAACACCTTTAGGTGCAATAAGAAGGAGGCCATTTATCTGGCCTTTATCATATAACATTGCGGCATTATCTAGTAATACCTTTGATTTACCTGTACCCATTTCCATGAAGTACGCAAAATTTTCTTTATCCCAAGATGCTTCTAATGCATCTAATTGGTGCTGATAAGGCTTAGTTTTAAATTTATAATTCATAATATATACTCTGTTTACTTTTCTTTCTAATTACTATAATAGTTATGAAAAAGAAAAAGTCAATGAGCAAAGTTTATTTAACACAAGAAATACCAGGAAGTTCAATAGGACAACCAAAATATAATGTTGTAGGTGCACAAAAGTTCGGACAAATTGTCACACTTCTGCCAGAAAAAAGCCAAATTATTTTATCACCTGGGCCATTAATTCAAAAATTAAGAACGTTATTAAAAGATTATACAACTGATGATTACTTATTATTATCAGGGGATCCTGCAATTATTGGTGTAGTTTGTTCTGTTGTATCAGATATTACAAATGGAAAATACAATCTTTTAAAATGGGATAGACAAGAAAAAACTTACTATCCTATTGAAGTAAATATTTTTCACAAATAGCCTTGACAAAAGATCTAATTGATCTTATTTATATCACCATGAAAGTTAAACAGAAACCAACTAAAGGAGTTATACAATGTTAATTGACATGCGTAAAGACGCACCTGATCAAGCTAAAACTATTGATCCAGATGCACTTTCTACGGAAGTAGAAAAATTACAGGGAATACAAAAACAAATAAAGGATTTGGAAGATAAAGTTAAAGATCTCAAAGAAGATGAGAAATACTTTAGCTGTAATATCATTCCAAAATTAATGGAAGATATGAACCTAGCTAGTTTAAAACTAAAAGATGGTTCAGAGTTAACTGTTAAAAAAATATTTAGTGCCACATTAAAAGCTGATAAAAAAGCTGAAGGCATACACTGGCTTCGAGACAATGGCTTAGGTGATATTGTAAAAAATAATATTACAGTAACATTTGGCCAAGGCGAAGATAACAAGGCTGTCGATTACGCTAGCCTTGCGAGGTCGAATGGGTATGAACCTATCCAAGAGGAGAAAGTTCACCCATCGACACTCAAAGTAGTTATGAAGGAATGGAAAGACAAAGGTCAAGAAGTTCCTGCAGAACTATTCAATACGTTCGATGGTAATCAAACGTATTTAAAAAATAAAAAATAAACCAATAACTAAATATAAGGAGTTATATTATGGCTAATACAGCTATCGAGAAGAAGAACAGTGCAGGCGCACTGGCAACTATCAGTCTTAGAAGTGATTCTGGGAAAGGTAGTGAAGAGATAAAATCGGATGATATGTCTACACCGATTTTAAAAATCCTACATCAACTATCGCCTGAATGTAATCAGAGCAATGCTAAGTTCGTAGAAGGTTCTAAACCTGGTATGATCTATGCTAAAGGTCTTGGTACATTAATAGATGGTGACAAAGGCGTGGATATATTAATTGCACACGTGCAAACAAGATATCCTGAATGGCAAGAGATGGGAGACACAGCAGCTCCTCCAGTCATGACTCACCTTTCAATTCCTGAAGATGCACAAGAGGAAAGAAATGGTAAGTGGAGACTATCAAATGGTAACTATTTAGAAAAGACTGCATACTTTTATGTAGTTGTTTTAGGTGATGAACCTAGACCTGCAGTAATTACTATGAGATCATCTAACTTAACACCTGCAAGAGAATTGAATCAATTGATTAAGAATCTAAGATTCAAGGATGAAAAAGGTGTTTACAATCCGGCAGCATACGCAGCAGTTTACACATTAAAAACTGTAGGTAAGGTTGCAGGTAGTAAGAGTTGGCATGTCTATAAACCTTCAATGAACAGAGCACTAGATGTTTCTGTTGAAGCTGACGCTCAATTATACTTAATGGCACAAGAACTTCAAAAGTCTGTGTCTAAAGGTCAAGCAAAACCTAAGTATGAAGAGAAGAGTGCTAAACCAACTGAAGAGATTATCTAATTCACTAAGTGAATACTCTAGAGGAGAGGCGATGGCGCGAGAGTGAAATCGCCTCTTTATTAATCATAACATAGGAAATTATGAAAGACTTTATAAAATATTTTACAGGCTTAAAAAGAAATTTTGGTTTTTGTAATATTAACAATGGTTACAAAGATCCAGATACCGGTAAATTAAAATTTAATCCTGGCGACTATGGTTGGTCAGGTAAATTAATTACTGAAGAAGATTATAATCAACATTTAAATGGAACTAAATCTATAGGTATACAACCTTGTGATGATGATGGTTTAGCTAGATTTGGTGCAATAGATATTGATCCTAAGGTATATAAAAATTTAGATATAAAATTTTATTTAAATACAATTCAAGAAAAAAAATTACCATTAATACCTATTAAATCTAAGAGTGGTGGACTTCACTTATATGTATTTACTAAAGAATCAGTAAAAGCAAAAGTAATAAAAGATTTTTTAGAACAAGTATTATTTTTATTTAAACTACCTATTACAACAGAAATATTTCCTAAACAAACTAAACTAGGAACCAATACAGATGATCAAAAAGTAAATGGTAATTTTATTAATCTTCCATATTTCAATAAAACTGAAAGAGTTGCTTTAGATCCATCGGGTCAAGAAATAAAATTAGATTTGTTTTTAAAAGTTGTTGAAATGAATTTAATGACTTCAACTAAACTAAAAGAAATATCTGATAACATAATTAAAATAGAACTTACTGGTGGTGCAGAAGAATTTAAAGATGGTCCACCTTGTCTAGAAATTTTATCTAAACAAAAGATGGATGATGGTAGAGATAGATTTTTATATAACTACATGGTGTTTGCTAAAAAGAAATATGCTGATGATTGGGCTAAGAAAGTATTACAAGCGGGTAGAAACTATTTTGAGTTCAATGAAACCTGGACTGATGATTATATTAAAAAGAAAATAAAGAACTGGGAGAAAGATACAAAAGGTCATACTTGTAATGATCAATTACTTGCACCGGTTTGTGTTAAATCTGAATGTGTTAAAAGAAGATTTGGTGTTATCTCTGATAAAAAAATTGATTGGCCAATGATGACTAATCTAATCAAAGTAGATTTTAAACCAGATCCTGAATATTATTTTACAGTAGAAAACAAAACAGGTGAATCTGTTGTAGTACATGCAAAAAATGTAACACAACTTAGAGACCAAAAAGAATTAGGTAGTTTGATAATGGCGCAAGTAAACGTATTACCACCTCCTATAAAACCTTTGGACTTTCATGCATTGATAAATGCTTTGTTAGATACTGTTGATACAGTGCAACCGGCTCCAGGGACCAGACCAATGGAGATACTAAAGAAACATTTAAAAGAATATATAAATGGTACACAAGCAAAAACTTATGCATCATTTGAAAGTGGTAATGTTTTAAAAGATGAAGTGTATGCTTACTTTGTTTATGATGAATTTTATAATGAACTAAAAGAAAATGGTTGGAGAAAAGATTCATCAAGAACTTCTCACATGATTCAAAAAATGTTTGATACAAAAGATGATTCATTACCTCAACCAGAGTTTGGTAAAAAGAAAAGATTTCCTGGTAAACATAAGAAGACCGGTAAACCATATCCAGGTGTTAATGGATGTGTATCAATACCTATATACTTATTTGATAAGGAAGAAGAAGATATAGAAGAGACTGCAGACTTTACAGAAGAGGAAATTGTATAATGATATATAAGTTTTATGGACCACCAGGTACAGGTAAAACATATAGACTAATTAGTAGAGCTAAAGCTTATGTTAGAATAGGTACCCCTTTAGATAACATTGCATACTTTGCATTTACTAAAAAAGCTGCAGGTGAAGCAAGAGATAGAATGCCTGCAGATAATGACAAGTTATCTTATTTTAGAACAATACATTCATTTGCATATGATCAATTAGAATTAAATGATGGTAAGGTAATGCAACCATCAGATTATGAAGCAATAGGTAAAGAGATAGGTGTCAAAGTAAAATATTATGACAAGTATAATAAGGAAGATATTAATTATTTAAACTGCGACAGTCCATATTTTCAAATGATTGGTAGAGCAATCAATAGAGATATTAGTATCAGAGATGAATACGATAGAGGAGAACATAATAAAAAAGAAATCAAATGGAAGATACTAAAAACAATTGATGATAATTTAAAAGAATACAAAAGAGTAAAAAAGAAATTAGATTTCAATGACATGATAAAACAGTTAATTGAAAAAGAATCTTTACCTAGATTTAAAGTTATATTTATTGATGAAGCTCAAGATTTATCACCATTACAATGGAAATTATTTGATAAACTAAAAGAACATACTGATGATATTTATTTAGCAGGTGATGATGATCAAGCTATCTTTGCCTGGGCTGGTGCAGATGTAGATAGATTCATAAGTCAAAAAGCTGATCAAGAAAAAGTTTTAAAGTATTCAAAAAGAATATCTAGAGCAGTTCAAGAACAATCAGAAATACCTATTGAAAAAATAGAAGGACTAAGAAAACAAAAAGATTATTACCCAAGAAACTACGAAGGAGAATGTGAGTATATAAATAATTTAGATCATATAGATTTAACAACAGCAAGATGGGTTATATTAACTAGAACTATTAGTAGATTGGTTAGTATGAAGAAAGAACTAAGAGAAAGAAATTTATATTATCAAACAAAGAAAGAAAAATCTTTTAAGGTTAGGGTGTACAATGCACATGTTAATTATAACTCCTGGTGTAGAGGAAGGATATTAGATGAAAAAGAATGGAAAGATATTGAAGAATACATTGGAAAAAAAATGGAAGATTGGGAACCAGATTTAGATTGGTTTGATGCATTTAAAGAAGTTGAATATGAAGACAAAGAATACATTAGAAAAATGATGGAGAATGGAGAAGACTTAGATTTACCTGCTAGAATATTTATATCAACTATACATGCATTTAAAGGTGGTGAGCAAGACAATGTAATACTTTGTTTAGACCAACCAAATAAAATTAAGAAAGCAGTTCGTAAAAGTAAAAATAAAAGTGATGAAGAGCATAGAGTTTGGTATGTAGGAATCACACGTGCTAGAAATAATTTATATAAACTAAAAGCTAAAAAGAAAGTTAATGCATACAAATTATAGAATTACACAACTGTGTAAAAAGAACGGGATAGCGACATTTCCTATGGGGTGGGTGGCAGCATCTTCCTCTAACGAGGGATGTTGGTTCGGATCGCGATTCCCTTTGTTTTTTAATCCGTTAAACCAACAACTGCCACAAATAACTTAAAGGAGAAAATATGAGTAATAAAGATATGTTTTATAAAGCGTTTCCACAAGATAAACAGATAGGCGGGAGTCACTATAAAGACTTTCATATTCAACCCTATGAATTTATTTCTAAGAATGACCTTTCTTTTTTTCAAGGAAACGTTATAAAATATGTATGTCGTTACATGAATAAAAATGGCATACAAGATTTAGAGAAAGTAATTCATTATTGTGAATTAGAAATTAAAAAGTTGAAAGATATTAAAGGTAAAAAATAATGAACTGCTGGCATTGCCAAACAGAATTAATTTGGGGTGGGGATCACGACACTGAAGATAATGAAGACTATGATATTGTAAGTAATTTATCTTGTCCTAACTGTCATTCAGCTGTTGATGTTTATCACCCTAGTGAAAAATTAATAAAAGAATATAAAGATTACGAGGAGAAAAAATAATGTTAATGCCAACTACAGAATGGGTACAACCCACAGAGTTTCCTGATTTAAGAAAAGCGGAAGAAATTGCAATTGACTTGGAGACAAGAGATCCAGAATTAAAGAAACAGGGTTCAGGGGCCATTAGAGGTAGTGGTGAAGTTGTAGGTATAGCTGTAGCTGTAGATGGTTATAAAGCATACTTTCCTATTGCACATGGTGAAGGTCCAAACATGGATCGTAAGAAAGTTTTAGATTGGTTTACAGA